AAAGTACAAAAGGATAAAAGTCCATGTGTGCAGCGAAAAGCGGCTAGCCTATAACGGCTGTATTGTCGCATATTTTAAAGACATTGCAAAAAAGGAATAAGGGAGTAATAATCAATAACTAATAGCATATTTAAATGAGAAAATTTTTGGTTTCATCCGCAAACTTTACCGGAAATGCAGAGCTTGTTTACGATGAAAGCGGCACGCTGAGAGTAATTGATATTTCAGACACATCCATGCCTGCAGGAATGGTTAAGGGGTTTAAGGCCTTTGTGCCAGAAAAGATAAGTGACTTGGAAAATGCATTTGCAAAAACGAAAGTGACGGTTATTGAGACTGGTTTCGTTGTAACATTCGATATGTTTTGGGTTGCTTACAAGAAAAAAATTAATAAAGCCAGGTGCATAGAGCTATGGAACAAGTTAAACAAAACCAACCAGGTAGCCGCATTTATGGGAATTAAGCGGTACGATTCTTTTTTGAAAAGAGAGAGCTGGCGGCAAAAGGCCGATCCCGAAACCTATTTGCGAAACCAATACTGGGAAAATGATTATGAATTATAAACAGTTGAAACTTGCATACACGATGATGCGCCAATTGGGCCTTGGGCAGGATAAGGATAACATTGTTGCCGGGTTCTCCAATGGCCGCACCACCCACCTGCGCGAGCTCTCTAAGGAGGAAGCCACAGAATGCATTAAGTGGCTTTCGGAAAAAATGCATAAATCAGGCGATAAAATGCGCGGTAAAATCTTTTATTATTGCCACCAAATGGGATGGACTAAAGTAAATGCATCGGGTAAGGTAGTTGCGGATGGTGATCGGTTTGATTTTTGGGCATTAAAATTCTCCTACCTTCGGAAAAAGCTAAATCAATATAATTATGCAGAACTGCCCAAACTGGTTTCCCAATTCGAAGAGGTGTATAAATCTTTTTTAAAATCAATTTAAATACTTTTCAAAATGAACTCAAATCAACCACGTACAGCCGTCTATTTTGCCTTTTTCTTATTGCTCTTTGCTTTTGGCTGCAAAGATGTTATTGATAAAGAAATGTCAAAAGAAAGCTTTAATAACGACTATAAGGCCATTGAAAAAAAGTATGCAAGCCAATATACGGCTGCCGATTTTAGCAAATTCAAAGATGAGGTTTCAAACCAATTAACAGCCCAGTTTTTAGGAATAAATAAGGGCGAAGGAATTACTTACCGCGCCCTTTTGGATACCATAAGGGCCAACAGGATGAGGGACGATTCCGTCATTAAAGTATATAATGCTGCTCTTGATAAGATGGCTAAAACTTTGAAGCTTTCAATTGATTCGGGTCAATACATTAAAGGCGATGCCGGTGCGGCATACGTTTATAAACTTAAATGGACTAACCATTCAAATAAGCTGATAAAGCTGGTGGCCGGTGTTTTTGAGATTAGAAACCCATCCGGCCAACTTGTTAAAAAGATACAGATTAACCAACCGGCAACCATTCAACCAAAAGAAACTTCCAGCACTGGCGCTTATGATTATGTAATGACGAGCGATAAGTCGGCTGATTTGATTGCGTTTAAATTCTCTGATCTTAAAGTGAAATGGATACCTGCGCGGATTGTTTTTGATGATGGCTCTGAAATGCTTGCACCAGATAAACCAGGTGCATTAATGTTACGAGAGATGAACGCTGAATAGTTTGTTAACCCTGGCAATTGCCAGGGTTTTTTGTTACTATAAAAATTTTAGTAGTATAGAAAAAATGTGCATTATTGCAACCGATGCTTAGAGGACATGTTTCGCTATACAAATCTTTGTTTAACGAAGAAACTTCGGCACGAGCCAAACCGCAAAGAAAAGGTCGCAACGAAGTTCATTTACAAAGTCGTAACGAGTTGCTGGTTCATCGCTATTGGTATTATGTCAAAATTAAGGGCCTCAATTATCCTCAAACTTTAGATATTTTGGAAAACATCGAGTTCTTCCTCACCCCTGGTACGATTGCATGGATCATTAAATGCAACTTCAATGTGATTACTGAATTAAAGGCTGCAAGGCCAGATGCCGCTTACTTTAAGAAGAAGTACCCTTTTATGGTTTGGTAACTGCTGCAATATTTGCCCCCGGCCTTGGAACCTTTGTGTACACTGCCATTGCGCTGGTATCTGTATAACTAATTTCATACCGGGTAACCCGCACCCGAATATCATCGTCCCTTTTTTCTGTGCCATCTGCACGGCGCAACATGCGACCCATATTCTCGGGTGACCAGCCGTGTAATGAAGAATAAATCTTGTTTTCGAGCTCGTAATATTGAAGCGCGTTATTGCGTATTGACTCGTCTGTTAGGTTGGAGCTATCACTATATTGCACGAGCCCGGTGCGTATAATTACCGATCCGGCGGCAACCTGTACTTTCTCATTATTTTGCTCCGAATAATTCGAATCGGCAATATCAATTAAACAACAGGGCCACGCCACTGCAGGCCGCATTCCATAATTTTCGAGCTGGCCCAAATCCTGATTAATATAGCGCAGCTCTGGAACCTGGGCCTTAAGGCGTTCTAAAATCGATTTAAATAGTTCTGCTTTTGGTGACATTGATTAAATTTTTCTGTATGCTTTTAAAAGGTTGGCGGTTAATTGCCGCTTAATTTGGTTTTCCAAAATTGGAGAGTATCCCATAAACTGGCGTTTTGGTAAATTCATTTTGCGCGTAAATTGGGGCACATTAACCGAACCCGAAACGGCATGCACCGTTTTCAAACGCTCTTTGCCCGAGCTGGTTAATTTGCCCGTTCCCACTTTTGAAGACGAGTACCTGTTGCGTGTATGTGCTTTTACCGTAACCAGGCCTCTAAAACCTTCATTATGGGCCTTAGCATAAGGCACATCTGTACCAACCTCCGCTTCGGCTATACCAATGCGTATTATTCGAATGCTGCGCTTTAACCTTGCAGAATCAACCAATATGGCTCTGCCCGGCCTTTTGTCTCTTTTAGCCTTGCGCTTTACCCAGGGCTCCAGGTAATGGCCCATCCATCCCTGGCGATTAAAACTATCTATAAAGAAATTTACAGCCATATTTCCCATCATGCCAGGGAAGTAAATTAATACCTCACTAAAATGCTTTTCAAGGCGGTTTAAAGGGAAATTTGGCATGGGTTTAAATGGTTGTATATTTGTATCCAAGGCAATGAGATAGAAACATTGATTGTAGATTAATGGAACTCGCTCGTTGCTTTTTTATTTTATTTTATCAGTTATGGCGTAGAGGTACTTCTTTCCATCAATGTGCTCCCGGATGTTCAGATAAGCCGGTTCTCCATTTAATATGAATTTTGCATAATAATATTTTGTCACCTGCGGATTTAGTTTATTACTCGGCGCGATGCCAACCAGTACCGCCTCTTTCATTACATCCTGAATTCTATATAAACATTGGTTGCGTGCCAATTTGTTTTTGTGACCGCCGTTTAATATTTTTTTTATGTTGTTTTTTGTGAAACCAACATCGCCAACATTATTTACCGGATATGTTTTCGAAACTAATTTATTGCCTGCCCAAACTTTTATGTCGCGGCTCTGCTGCTTATCTGCATCTTTTAGAACCTCATTGGGCATACCTGCATAATAAGGAGAGTCCTTCGGGAAGATCACACCAGTCTTTGCCATGTTTGTTTTAAAAGCTTCGGGCATTTTCTCCGGATGTACAATCTCATTGTCGGGAGTTACTCGACCATTCATTAACTGCTTAACGGTGCTTCTGCAATTGAAATGATTGGGCGGATAATAGGTGTTCCAAAATGGATCATTTACCGGTTTTATTACCCCGTGAAGTGAACTGCATAGTTCCGTTGTGCGCCCATCCATAACGGCATCAAATTGCAGGTACTTTGTTGCCGGGTTGCTCATTATATCAACCCATTTACTGGCCATTTGGCCACCGGCAATGGCCGAATTATATTCGGTTTTCAACCAATCCTTTGCGAATTGCTCATTGATGGCAAATGCTGCTTTTTGAAATTGCGAAAAACTTCGCAACTTATTGCCATCATCTATTAATGCTTCTGTGAGTGCCTTTAAGTGGCTATACTGTTTTGCTGCAGAAAATTGATAAACATTGTTTCGCAAATCGGTAAGCATTTTATAATCTGGCGATTCATACTTGAACGAAAACAAATCCCCACCAAAACCCTGAACCAGGGCCTTATTAAATGCCCTTGAATAAGCCGCTAACAGCAGGTTGTTTTTTAAATCGGGCATTCCTTTTGCCTCCCATATTTTCAGGCAAATTTGGGCCAGTAGTTTAGCCAGATCGGGTAAGGATGGAGTGGCTGCAAGTTTGTGATGTGTGCAACATTCATCGTAATGCATGTTATCTTTTAATTCCGCAAAAGTCAAACCGGGAAGCCCACGAATCTCAGCAGCTAATTTTCGTGGGCGGGGTCGAAAAAATCAGCAAGCGCAAGCCTAAACTGTTCCATTATAGAAAGCTTCTTTGCTGGCTTCCCCTCCTTTTTTATTTGCGTCGGCTTTGGTTTAGGAACATCAATGGCCTCCGGTTCACTTTCTATCTCTACCTCCTGTTTTGCTTTCTGCAGTTCGTAATCGTCCGGTTTTGGGATTCCGGTAATTGAATAGATGTAATCATCTCCAACCGGCACACCCATTTGTTTGGCTGTTTGTGCAATTTTTATTCGTTTTTCAGCCACATCAATATCCACCGGTTCGTCGTACACAAAAGAACCTCCTTCCGGTATAAATCCCAGCAGTGCCAATACCGGCAATACTTTTTCGTTCAAAATGCTCAACTCATCTTCCTTGTCATCCGCCGCAACTTCATCAACCGTTTTTTTATGTGTTTCACTTTGCGCGTATCCGCTGCTGCTGCTGCTGGTAGTGGTTTCGGTGGCTCCTAAAATAAGCACGGTCATTTCCTCATTCATTGCCTTGCGAAGGGTATCAAATAGTTCATTGCTACCGCTCTGGCTCTTTGCTTCGTGAATAGTGATCTCCACGTCTTTTGGGAATACACCGTATGCCGCGCTGGCGGCCTTTTCCATAGCCAGCTCCAATTGCTTGCGCACTACATCATTGAAGCCATCGTACCTGGCTTCCCGGAATGGGATGCCAAATATTTGCGCATAATTTGCCCAATCGGCCACCACACCCCGCTTGTACAACGCGTAGGCGCATGCTTCTAAAAGGTATCCCAGATCGTTCCACTCGCCTATTTCAATTACAGTGCGGAGTGTGCGATAAAGGATTCCTTCATTGCCATATTGATCGAATGTGATTTTACCTTCGGTTGGTACAATGTGTTTTTTGGGCACATCAAAAACCTTCAACATCCCATTTTCGTTAATGAGCTCTATTACCGAAATGCCCCATGCCTTATAGAGTTGAATGTATTGGCGCAATTTCCTGAACTCTCTCTTTTTAAGGATGTCATTTGCCGCCTCTACCACCTTACCGGAGCGATCAACATATTTTATTTTGTTCTTCGTTACCGCTAATACCCGCTTAGCCACCAGTCTTTTTAAGAAACCATCCAGCAGCATATCATCATACAGATCAAATAGTGTTATGCGGGAGCCATTAATGCCTTCGGCCTGCATGTGCCGGGTGCGC